CTGAAAGAACAGAGGTACAAGATCAAGGGCGTGAACTTTGGAAACAAGGCGAAGAACCCCATCATGTACGGCAACATGCGGGCGCAGATGTGGGGCGACATGCGCGATTGGCTCAAGACGGCGAGCATTCCGAACGACAGGTTCTTGAAGACGGATTTGATTTCGCCTATGATGAAGCCTGACTCAAGAGGCACGATATTCTTGGAGTCCAAGAAAGACATGAAGTCGCGCGGGCTGGCGTCGCCTGATGCCGCCGACGCGATTGCTGTTACATTTGCATTTCCTGTGGCGCATCGTGAGTACACGGAACCGACGCGCAAGGTATACTCAGGCCAACGTGCCGTAGCAACTGGATGGATGGGAGCTTAATATGCCACTCGTTAAATCAAAGTCCCCCGAGGCATTTCGCAAGAACATCAAGGCAGAAGTTGCTGCTGGTAAGCCTGTCAAGCAGGCCGTGGCGATAGCGTATTCAGTCAAGCGCGAAGCGCAAAAACCAACAAAGAAAAAATAATGGCAGATTACACAGGCATCGCCGCAGCCGGTGCTGTGGCCAACGGTGGCGACAAGAAGACCGACTCCGGCATTCTGTCCACCGCCCGCACCCGCCTCAACATGGCGATTGCCGCGTTGTCTGAAAGTCGTGAAGATGAGATCGACGACCTGAAGTTTTACGCTGGCTCGCCCGACAACCACTGGCAATGGCCAGCAGATGTGTTGGCTACACGCGGCGCAGTGCAAGGTCAGACGATCAACGCACGACCGACGCTTACCATCAACAAGCTGCCCCAACATGTACGACAAGTCACCAACGACCAAAGGCAAAACCGCCCAAGTGGCAAGGTTATTCCAGCCAATGACGACGCCGACGTTGAAGTTGCCGAAATCTTCAACGGCATGGTCAGACACATCGAATACATCAGCGACGCTGACGTCGCCTACGATACGGCGTGTGAAAACCAAGTCTCCTACGGCGAAGGCTACATCCGCATCCTGACCGAATACTGCGACGAAAACACGTTTGACCAAGATTTGAAAATTGGCCGCATCCGCAATTCGTTTGGGGTCTACATGGATCCCACAATCCAAGACCCGACAGGCGCAGACCAGAAATGGTGCTTGATCACTGAAGACATTCCCAAAGACGAATACGCGCGCACATACCCCAACTCTGCACCTATCACCACCTTGCAATCGCTAGGTGTGGGCGACCAAAATTTGAGCCAGTGGCTGACTGAAGACACTGTGCGCGTGGCTGACTATTACTACCTTGACTACACCAAAGCAACGCTCAACCTGTACCCTGGCAATGTGACTGCATTTGACGGTTCCCCAGAAGATAAACAATTGAAAGAGCTATATGGCAAACCTAAAAAATCTCGTCAATCTGATCGTGTCCAAGTTAAATACTGCAAGATTAACGGCTATGAAATTCTTGAAGAACGCGATTGGGCGGGAAAATACATCCCCGTAGTCCGCATCGTTGGTAATGAGTTTGAAGTCGATGGCCGGTTGTATGTGTCGGGTCTTGTGCGTAACGCCAAGGATGCCCAGCGCATGTACAACTACTGGGTAAGCCAAGAAGCAGAAATGCTGGCCTTGGCACCGAAAGCGCCATTTATTGGCTACGGTGGCCAGTTTGAAGGCTACGAAACCCAATGGAAATCAGCAAATACGCAAAATTGGCCGTATTTGGAGGTCAATCCAGACGTTACAGACGGTCAAGGTGTAGTACTGCCGTTGCCTGCTCGCGCGCAGCCACCTATGGCTTCCAGCGGTCTGTTGCAAGCCAAAGCCGGTGCATCTGAGGATATTAAGTCCACCACCGGCCAATATGACGCGTCTTTGGGTATGAAATCTAATGAACGCTCAGGCAAAGCGATCCTTGCGCGCCAACGCGAAGGCGACGTCGGCACTTACCATTACGGCGACAATCTGGCCCGTGGTGTGCGCCACATCGTGCGTCAGTTGGTAGACTTGATCCCCAAGATTTACGATACCCAGCGCGTGGCTCGCATCATTGGTCTGGACGGCGAAACCAAGATGGTCAAGCTAAACCCTGATCAGCCTGAAGCAGTCCGCAAGATCACCGACCCGAATAACCCCGACGTGGTGATCGACAAGATTTACAACCCAAGCGTCGGCAAATACGACGTGGTGGTGGCGACCGGCCCAGGCTATGCAACCAAACGCCAAGAGGCTTTGGAAGCAATGGCCCAACTGTTGCAGGGCAATCCGCAACTGTGGGCGGTGGCCGGTGATCTGTTCGTTAAGAACATGGATTGGCCAGGTGCCCAAGAGATGGCCAAGCGGTTTGCCAAAACCATTGATCCTAAACTCATGGAAGACGGCGACAAGCCGCCCGAATTGCAAGCCGCAGAACAGCAAATCCAAGCGATGGGCCAAGAGCTTGACCAACTGCATGGAATGCTTACGAATGTCGGCAAGTCCATTGAAGCGCAAGACATGCATCGCAAAGATTTTGAAGCACAGGTCAAAGCGTTTGAGGCTGAAACCAAGCGTATGCAGGCGTTTGAAGCTAGCATGTCGCCTGAACAGATTCAAGACATTGTGCTGGGCACCGTGCACTCAATGATCACTTCTGGCGATCTGGTGAACGAAATGCCTGGTCGAGACATGGACACCGGCCCTGAAATGCCGCAAGAACAACAGGAAATGCCGCCTCAAGGCGGTATGCCACCACAAGGAATGCCCCAATGATGTACAAGGCCGCTGATTTCGTAGGGATGCTGTTCCTTGCCCGTGATGTGGCGCACAGCGTCCACCTCAACACCCGCAGCTATTCCAAGCACGTTGCGCTCAACACGTTCTATGACAGCATCATCGACCACGCTGACGCTTTTGCCGAAGCCTATCAGGGACGGCATGGTCTGATGGGGCCGATCACATTGCATTCAGCTACCAAGACAGCCAATATCATTGATTTCTTGCAAGGCCAGTTGGATGACATTGAGAAATGCCGCTACGAAGTGGTGGACAAATCTGATTCATCTTTGCAGCAATTGATTGACAATATTGTTGAACTGTATCTCACAACCCTGTATAAACTTCGCTTTTTAGCGTAAGGGGTTACTATGGCAACGTACAACAAATTTCAACCAGCAATTGAGAACCTGTTTGAAGGTATCAATTCTGGCTCAGACTCATGGGTGATCAAGTTAGCCACAGCGGTAAACCAAGCTGCGGGAACGATCACCGAAGTTGCAAACGGTAACGGCTACACAACTGGCGGTAATGCGGCTAGTACAACTAGCTCTTCGCAAACTGGCGGTACGTATAAGTTGGTATTGGCAAGCCCAACGGTTTGGACAGCGTCTGGCGCTGGATTTAGTTTTCAGTACGCAATTTTGACTGATTCAACATCAGGCACAAACGTGGCTTATTGGGACTACGGATCAAGCCAAGCTGTAGCGGCAAGCGAAACAGTTACTGTAACTTTAGACGGCACTAACGGTGTGTTCCAAGCAACATGAAAATTGATTTTTCTTTTTCATCTCAATACGGCACATTTTCAGATGCTCTGCACTTGCCAGACGATCATGGATTGTCTGATGAGCAAATTGAATCAATGAAACAACAAAGGTTTGACAACTGGATTGCTGTGATTACTGCGCCTCCCACTGAGGAGGTTTAATGGCTAATCGCTATTGGATTCTTGGCGCAGGGACATGGGATGCCACTAATACGGTTAACTGGTCTGATTCATCAGGTGGGCTTGGTGGTTTTTCTGTCCCAACTGCGGCAGATAATGTATTTTTTGATGCAAACTCAAACGTGGGAACTGGTGCATTTACAGTCACTATGGCAACTACGCCAAGGGTCTGTAATGACTTTACAGCGTCTGGCCTTGATGGAGTTATGACGCTTGCTGGTACAGGTATTGGATTGACAGTATCAGGCAGTCTTACGTTTCAAGCCACAAACTTTACCCGCACGTATACTGGTACAACCACATTTAACGCTACGACAACTGGTAAAACTGTAACAACAAATGGCGTTGCTTTTGCTAGCGCTGTTGATTTTAATGGCGTTGGTGGGGCATGGACTCTTGGTTCTGCGTTTAGTTGTGGTACTAATGTTCTTACAATAACAAACGGCACATTTGATACTTCAGGATCAAGTTATGCTGTAACCGCCAGTCAATTTGCTTCTAGCAACTCAAACGTAAGAACAATAAATTTAAATGCGTCTACCATTAATTTAAGCGGTAATGCGTGTATAACTTTTACAACTTCTACTAACCTTACATTAAATGCTGGAACATCAACAATAAATAACTCTGGCACGGGAACAATTTTTGCTGGTGGTGGATTAACTTATTACAACATAGCGTTTACAGCAACTTCGTTAATAGGTTCGTCATCAATAACTGGCACAAATACATTCAATAATCTATCTATAACAGGTCTGACTACTGTTGGTCTTGGTCAATATAGCATTAACGCAAACCAAACAATCAACGGAACATTTACAGTAAGTGCTGGTGTTGCTTCTGCATACCGCATACAGATTTCTTCTAGCACTTTTAACACTACACGAACTTTAACCTGTGCGGCAGTATCTTTAACTGATACAGACTTTAGAGATATAACTATTGCAGGGGCGGCATCCCCTGCTTCTGGAACAAGATTGGGTGATTGTGGTGGGAACACCAATATAACTTTTCCTGCGGCTAAGACTGTTTACTATCGGCAGACTGGTAGTAAT